TTATTCTTCCAGTGATTCATACTCCACGTCCGAAACTCTAACCTCAAGCTCCAAGCCTGTCGTGTAGCCGTTCCCGTTAAGGTAGTGCACCACCCGGCTGATTATCCAAGCCTGCTCGTCTATAACGCGCTTAAAGCCTTTGACCGCTATCGGTGTCTCAGGAAATAAATCAGCACGACCAATAGCCAGCGAGATTGAAAACTCCGCGACTCCGCGCTGAATTTTGTCCCACTTCGCCTGAGCTGCACGCATGGCCTGCGCCTTTGTCGCGTAGATGGTCGTCAGCTCCAGCACGTTCTCAGACTCACCAACCATATACTCGCCCTCGCGCGCCTCCTGCTCTTTTTTGGCTCTGGCCTTTGAGGTGGTTTTTGTCGCTTTTGGATGTTGCAGCGCGCGCAGGTGCTGCTCCTTCGGCTTGCGCCTGAGCTTCACCTTTTGCTTTTGCGGCTTCGGGTCTTTTGTGTGCAGCCATTTAGCCGTTACGCCGGTGTAGGCTTCACGGTCAGCAATTGCAAACTGATGACGGTCGCCGTCGCCGCGTTCGATGGTCATCTGCGGGATGGGCTTGCCACTGGCCGTCCTGCCGATACCGGCTTTCAGGAACAGCAGTTTCCCCGCTTTCACCGATACTGATGCACCGTTACGGTCAGCCAGGCGGGACAGAAACACCGCGTCGGATTCCTGCGCCTGGTCAATATGAGGCACGGGGATCGCTTTCAGCGTGTCAGCCACGCTGGCCGTGAGTTTGTTGCGCGCTGCGATGGTCTCAACAATGACACCGAGCGTGGTGTCATGCCATGACTGTTCCCGGCGGGAGTTCAGCGTGCCGCGAAAATCAGCGCTGCGCCCCCTGATGGTCAGCGTATCAGGCGCGCCACGGTGCTCGATTTCGTCGACCGTGAAACTGCCCTTATTCAGCAAGGCTGAGCCCTGCCAGCCCAGCCACAGCGTCAGTTTTGCACCGCGCGGCGGAAGCTCGATAAGCCCGTCGGTGTCGTCGAGCTCAATGTCGAGCTGGTCAGCCTCGAATCCGCGATTGTCTGTCATGGTCAGACTGATTAGCCGGTCGCTGAAATTCTGCGTGATATCATCGCCATCGAGCGTGAGCATAAACGCCGGAGCAATCTGTGCCCCGGCCTGAACATTCAGACCCGTAATCATCCCGCCAGCCCTCCGATCCAGTTACCGGCAGATGTCACCAGATTGTCGGCCTGCGTTTTCAGGTCGCCATAAATGGCCGCGAGCGAGTCATCGACTCGTTTCAGCAAGAGGCTAAACTCAATTTTTCTGGCCGCGCCGTCGCTGAATAATTCGGTGTGCGTATGGGTCACTTTTTCGATGACATACATACCATGGATCATGCCCGTCCCGTCAATCAGCGGCCACGCTCTGCCCTCGTCGGCCATCAGTTCGATGGCCGTCAGCGACAGGCGTCCACCGGTGATTTCGGGGTACAGCACGCCCGAAAGCGTGCGCGAGGTTTCCCCCTCGCCGAGATACTGATAAGCCGGGGGTTTACCGATGCGGTCATTTGACGCCCATCGGTAATCCTTCGAATATTGCATGGACTGATGCGGCAGCGTGCGGCGTTCAAACACAAATAAACCCAGTACCATTAACATGTTTTAGCCCTCATCCGTCATGGCGCATACTTGAGCGCTGGCGTGCTCTTTCTTCCCGGTCGAGTTTTTCGACTGCTTCCCGGAGCTGCCGGTCGAGGTCAGTTCCCGGCGCAACGCCACCCGACAGATTAATGTTGTATTCACGCTTGCTCTGGTCGACATAGGACCGGCCAGCAGGCGCCGTCACTGGCTGGTACATCTGATAACCGCCATAAACGGACGTCTGCGGAATATAAGACACGTTTTGCGCACCGGCTGCGGCACTGGCTTTAGCGGCAGTCTGGTCGAGGCCGTCCGACTCTTTTTTGATAACCCCGAGCTTTTCAAGTAGCCAGCCGACTTTGCCGCTCAGGCTGTTAAAGACGTTCAGGGGAGCCGTTAACGCATCGGCCAGCGCCTTGCCAAACGCCACGCCGACATATTTGCAGCGGTCCAGCGTTTCCTGCGTTGTCTTGACCGGTGCTATCAGGTCAGTGAACCACTGCCAGACCCCGCGCAATTTCTCGATGATGGAATCAAACACCGGCGTCAGCGGCGAGAAGATTTCCGCCACCGGCGCAAATGCTGCTTTAAGCCCCTCCACCACGCCCGAAAAGAATGCGCTGATGGGCTCCCAGTATTTACGAATCAGGAGCGCCCCGGCCACCACCGCACCGGCGACCGCGACCACCGGCAGACTGATTGCACCGACAGCAGTCACTATTGCGCCACCGGCAACGGTAAAGACCGTTCCCAGCAGACCTGCGGCGGCGATAATGGCGTTAATCCCCATCACCACCGGCCACGCAATCAGGCCAATCCCGCCAATCACACCAATCAGCGCCAGTGCGCCACCGCCTACAACACCGATAGTGGTCGCCAGTGATTTATTGCGGGTGATCCAGCCATCGAGTTTCAGAACATATCGCGTGGCCGTCTGCGTCAGTTTGCGCAGAGCGTCGTTTTGCTGGTCAAACAGGTCAGTTCCCACGGCCTCATAAGCAGACTGAAACTCTTTAAAGTCGCCGCCGAGATTGTCCTGCATGATTTTGACCAGCTCCTCGGTTTTACCGTCCGAGGCTTTAAACGCTGCGGTGAGTTTGTCGAGCTTGCCGGTCGACGCTGCGGTCATCAGCACCGCCGCCGCCGAGCTGGCCTCTTCACCAAAGATGGTTTTCATGTACTCGCCGCGCTGGCTGGTACCGAGATTGTTTTTCTCAAAACTGCGCTGCATTTCCTTCAGGATGGAAAATATCGGGCGCGTGTTTCCTCTGGCGTCAGAGGTTTTGACACCGAGCTCTTTGATGGCCTCAAAGGCTTTACCGGTCGGAGCCTGTAGGCGGCTCAGGATTGCACGGCTCCCCGTACCCGCCATCGAGCCGGTAATTTTGGCATCGTGCAACGCACCGACCATCGCGGCGGTTTGCTCGATACTGACCCCGGCATTTTTCGCCACCGGCGCGGCATAGGTCAGCGCATCACTCAGCCCGTCAAAGTCGGCGGCGGTTTTGTTCATTGTCATCGACAGCACGTCGCCAATGTGCGCGATCTGGTCATTGGAAAGCTGAAACGCAGATTTCATCCCTGTCAGCAGGGCGGCGTTTTCCTCCATTGAGCGCTGATTCGACAGCGCCATATTCAGCGTGACCGGCGTCGCCGCCTGAATGGCATCAGCATCCCCGCCACTTTTGGCGATGATGATTTGTGCACTCGCTGCGTCGTCCGCAGATGCGGCGGTATTGTCTCCGAGCTGTCTGGCCTGTTTGCGTAACGCCTCCATTTCGGGCGACTGTTTTTCGACCCCGAGCACGGCTTGCAGCTCAGAGTTTTTCTGTGCAAACGAATAGCCTGGCATCAGCAGTTTTACACCGGCCATTGTGCCAGCCGTGGCAATTCCGACACCGGCAGCACCAGCCGCCGCCGCACTCCCCGCGAGGGATTTACCGGTCTGATACCGCTCTTTAACCCGGCTCAGCTTTGCCTGTTGCTGGCTGACCCGCGCCAGCGCCTCACGTTGCCGGTTAAGCTGGGCGGTCGTCTCGCTGATGCTGGTTTTAAGGCGACGCTCGTCAGCCGACAGCGTTCGGGTATTAATCCCGGCCTGAGCAAGCTCGGTGCGCTGGCGCTGTACCGATTGCCTGAGCCCGTTATATTTGAGTTGCAGGTCAGCGGCGGATTTTTTTGCTGCCTCCATAGCGCGCGCCTGCGCTTTGGTGGGGTTTTCCGTGTTTTTAAACTGGACGGCCAGCGCTGCGGCCTCCTGTTTCGCTTTGTTAAGCGACTGACCGGTCACGGCAAGCTGTGCGCTCGCTTTCCTGAATCCGTCAATTCGGGACGCCTGCGCGTTAAGGTCGCGCAGGGTCGTCTGTGAGTTGCGGATATCGCCAGCGAGGGATTTGCTGGCGTTCTGGATAGCTTTTAGCGGTCGGCTTGCCCGGTCTACTGCATTAAGCAGCACCTCGATCCTGACGTTATTGCTCATAGTGGTTTCCGCTTCGCTGTAGCGCCTTGTCGCGCCATGTGAGGAGCTCGGTCACGCTCAGGGAATACAGCTCTGATGGCGGCCAGTGAAAAATCACCGCGATATCCGCCATCAAGTCATCGACCGAAAGTTTTGCGGGGAACGTCAGCGAGCCGAAGATGGCGACAAAAAACCAATCACCTCAGCGGCGAACTGCATCAGGTCTGAGGCATCGAGACGGGCAATTTCATGCTCGGTGAGTGCCGGGTAAGTCATACGCGGCAGCACCTTAATCAGCGCGTCAACGTCAGAGTTTGCCAGCGAGGCCAGCGACACCCCGCGAAGGGTTCCCGCGTTAGGTTTTGAAACCGTCACCTCTCCGATTTTTTGCTTACCGCGCATCAGAGGGTTGTCGAGGATCACGACGTGTGGCTTTTTGGTTTCGGTGGCTTCATTTTCGGTAACGCCGGTTTCGATGTTGTTTTCCATAATGTTGCTCTCGTCTAAGTTTAGTGACCGGCCAGCCTGACTGACCGGTTAAGAGGGTTACAGGCCAATGGCCTTGCGATGCTCTGCCAGACGGTCGACGCCGTCGACTTTCAGCACCATGTTGATGACGTCAATCTCGATGACCTCCTTGCCGTCAATCGTGAGCTGGTAGTACGCGCACTCGGTCGAGATTTTGGTCGTGCCGCTTTCGCCCTGTTTGTTTTCGCCGCCGTCGTACTCTTTATGACGGCCACGCATGACCACCTCAACGGCAGAAATCGCGCCGGTGTCATCGCGCTGGTATGAGCCGGTAAAGCGCAACGGTACGCTGTCCGCGCCCGGGGAGGCGTACTGCGCCCACAGCTCGACGTCGGGCAGACCGCCGAGCGTCCACTCGCACGACAGCGCATCGTCATCGAGACCGAGGTCAATCGAAACCGAGCCCGGCATCCCGCCGCCGCGGTATTTCTCAAGCTTACGGGTCAGCTTTGGCAGGGTGACGGATTCAACAACGCCCATGTAGCTCAGGCCATCGTTGAACATGTTCAGGTATTTCAGTTTGCGTGGTAATGCCATGCTCTCAGCTCCTTAGCTGTTGACCGACTCTGACAGGTTCGCCAGATAGGTATCAGTGATGCGCTGGCGCAGGGTCAGGTTTTCCAGCGGCGGGACGGGGGTGTAGTCGTAATCGATATACAGTTTCCCTACCTTGAGCGTTTCCACGCTGTTTGACTCCGGGTCGTACCAGCAGGAGCCGTCAACGATATAGCCGTTGTTTTTCAGCTCGCGGAATTTCGCATTGATACCGGCGACGATATCGCGGATAAGCGTTGCGGTGACGGGTTTATCAATCGCCCAGGCGTGCGCCTCCGCCATCGTGTCGGCCAGCACCTGCGCCGTGCGGGTGTAGTTTTCAAAGAGGAATAACGGATCGTCGGAGCAGGTACGGTTGCCCCAAAATTTAAAGCCGTCGTTACGGATCAGCGTGGTGACACCGGCCTGATTTAACAGGTTCGCGTCGGTGGCTTTCTCCTGTAAGTCCCAAGAGACCGAGGCACTGACGCCGGTGACGCCATTCACGCCGACGTTAGAGAGCGTTTTGTGCCAGCCCGTCTCCTGGTCGATTTTGGCACGCAGGCCGAGCGCGCGGGCGGTCGCCCATGCTATTTCGGTCTGATTTGCCGTGGTGTCCCATGCCAGAAAATCAGGGTGAATGACCGTCAGCTCACGCTGGCTGAAATTCTCACGGTAGGCGATAGCTTCGGAAATGGTCTTGCAGCCCCACGCGCTGATATAGCCAAACGCGCGCAGGCTCTGACAGGTCGCCGCGAGCGCGGTCGCCACTTCCAGAGAATCCAGCCCCGGCACGCCGAGAATGCGCGGCTTAACGCCGGTGACAGTTTTGGCGGTCAACAGCGCTTTCAGTCCGGTGTATTTGCCGTTTTCGTCGGTCGTGCCGATGATGTTGGAAATGGTTTCTTTCTGCGCCGCTTCCGGGTCGTCCGGGTCTTCAATACCTTCGGCAACGCGCACAACCACAACGACCGGCTTGCACTGGTCTGCAATGGCTTGCAGGGATTTTGACAGGGTGCCGAGCTTACCGGCTTTACCGATAGCGTTCTGCACGCTGGTAATCAGCACCGGCTCATTTAGCGGGAATGTGGAATCGTCAGCATCGCTGGCGGTGCAGACCATGCCGATGATAGCCGTCGAAACGGTGGAAATGGTGCGCGTGCCATCGTTAATCTCGATGACCTCGACGCCGTGATGATAGTCGCTCATCCGTTTAACTCCGTGGTTAAGGGGTGCAACTATTTTCTGTTGTGTGTGAGGTGTGAGAAACGAAAGGCCGTTGGGGGAGTGACAGCACAACGCGCAGTGTCCGGTTGAGGGGGGCGGAAAGGGTCATTGATCGTTATCTGCGATCAATCACGGTTAATTGATCGCTGATAACCATTATCAATGAGTGGGTATTGTCGCTATCGTTTCGCCATTAACGAGGAAGCGATAATGACGATTTTACTCTGGATTATTGGTTGTCTGGCTGCATGGTGGCTCTTTGGCTTTTGCTGGCTCAGACTGTTTGTCGGTGATGAAACAGAAAAAGACTATGAAGAATGCCCCTATGATTAAACCCGCTTAACGCGGGTTTTTTATTACTCTGTTAACGGCGATTCAGGCCATTCAATTTCGTCAGGCTCACTGGTATCAACCCGGTTAAGTAAAACCCGGTATTTCTTCCACGCCGACAGGCTCGCCATTTCCTCTTCTGTCGCCATCGACAAATCGACCGCATCCTGCAATGGTGCTATGGCCTGAGCTGCAACAGACAAGAGCTGCGCCTTTAATGCCGCAGCATTTTCGATAACTTCCTCGCGTGTAGGCGGTTCGATGTCGACCCATTCCATGCATTCTGATTCAACATTGTACTGAGGCGCTTTCCGGTCAGGTGAAACCATAAAGGCTTCATATTCAGCATCGGTTATTGTCATCAGGTCTGACGGAACGGGAATACCCTGTTCTTCATAGGTTTTGACAGTTTCCTCAAGGTAAAAGCTTTTATCTGTATTGCTGAAATATTTCTGCATATCAGTAACCCGTTACGTTTAAATAAAATGTTCCGTTGCAGTTATGGGTTTCAATTTTCACCTGATTTTTCCCGACAGGCGAACAGAGATAAAATGATGCGGAGTTATTACCCCCTGCACCGTAATAACTCGAACCGATACCGAGTATCCCGTTAGGGAACGACGTAGGCAGTGTCACGGTTACAGTGGCATTGTTGCCGACCGAGATATTTCTCACGGACTGCATAAACACAGCACCATTACCATGCGTGTAGTAAGCGCTGTTATTGCCTGTCGTCGTTTTACCGACTCCGTAACGCGCATCCGACTCTGCTCTGGTATAAGCCTGACCCGCCGGGGTGTAATTGCCCTTTGGCTGATAGGTGTTTTTTAAATAGGCATCAAGCCACTGATTGCCCCATTTTGAGCCAAATATATTTCCATCAGCAGCAAAGCGAGCGCTCCCTCCTCCTGCCAGTACTTCACCACTGGAATAAACAATACTTCCATTGATTCGCCCATTTACGACCAACTGAACACCGTTTGAGGGATGACGCTCAATGTAAGCTTTCCAGCCGGCATCATCTGCAAATTCTATCCTGTTGCCGCGACTCGCATCACCGCCCCAGTAAATTCGGCCGTTTCGGGGGTTGGCGCCAGTTTTCTCAGACGTGATACCACTACCGTTTTTGAAGGTGAGAGTGCTGCTTACTGATGCGCCTGCATTCATGTTGAAGAGCATATAACTCGTTATGCCACTGTTCAGGAATCGCATTACCTGCTTGCTATTGGCATAAACATCCAGCACACCATCTCCGTTCTGTTTGAAACCGGTGTCATTATCCCCCAGAGCAATAGAGTTCCCCCCAAGGCCGCTGATCACCCCCAGACCAAGACCGCCGTTAACGACTGCACCATTACCCAGCGTCACTCTGCCATTAGTGAGATCTGCATAAAATGGACGCAGTGAACTTATGCCGCCATTTTCCCCCTGGTCTTTTGCTGTCGGAATCAGGTAAAAATTATTTTCTGAACGGCGAAAAATCATTCCGTATGCCGCATCGTAAATGCGCAACGCATCAGCAGCACGAATCTTAAGCCCCCCGGTCATTGCATCGCCGCCCTTATTCACGGCATTAATATCAGCCGGGGAGGGTTTATTGGCCGCATCATACTGTTTAACCCAGGCTGACCACGTCCCGCTGTAAAGCGTGCGAATGTACGAGCGGGAGCTGTTATAAATCCGGTAAATCTGAGTGATACCGGCATGCTTATAAACTTCCAGCGAACCGGCGTTAGCTTCTGGATAGTTCCTGCCGGTTTGAGCCTGCGCATTCGCTGGCTGGTAATACAGTCCCGCCGTGGTGTAGGCGTTCAGGTCGGCGGCATTGCCAATTGCCACGGACTGCCCGTTGAAAATATCCTGCGCGCTGATATTAAAATCATTAGTCAGCGCATGACCATTAATCCTGCGCCCTGATGGTACGCGCCCGTTAGCGTTGTCATTCGCAGCCTTGACTGCTTTCGGCGTTGCCGCCAGCGCCTCAGACGTGCTGTCGGTTGCGCTGCTGAGCTGGACGATACCCTTTTGCGCCGTGGAGGCGTCCTGAGCCGTATATTTCCCTTTTGCAAGGTCATACGCCGCCTTAACCGCTTTCGGCGTCGCTGCGACGCTCTCAGACGTGCTGTCGGTCGCGCTACTGAGCTGGACGATACCCTTTTGCGCCGTGGTAGCGTCCTGAGCCGTATATTTCCCTTTCGCAAGGTCATACGCCGCCTTAACCGCTTTCGGTGTCGCTGCGACGCTCTCAGACGCGCTGTCGGTCGCACTGCTTAGCTGAGTGAAACCCTTATCGGTGAGCGTGGCGTCAGGATGGCGGCGGGACTTCTCATGCTCAGCGAGCTTGTCGTCGACGTAGTCCTGCGTTGCCATCACCGTTGAGGTGTCGATGGTCAGCTCGACTGACTCGATGTCGCTCACCATAATAACCATGCGCACGGTCTGCGCACGGCCTGACCCCTCTGCCAGCGCTGGCTTGTAGCTTTCGGCCATATTACCGACCGCAATCAGCGTACCGGTGTCGTCATAGAGGCCGAGTTCGCGCATCCAGAAACCGCCGGTCTCGGGTGGGATGAGCAACTCCGCCACGACATAATTTTTATTTTTCCTGTCCTGGCTGATTTTGTTCAGCGCATGACGCCAGACCTCTTTAACGAGTTTTGTCTGGTTCGGGTCAGGCACCGGCAGCGTACCGCCACCGTCACCGACGGCCATCGCCGTAAAATTGACCTTTTTCCCGTTCGGGACGGTCGCTGCGGCCAGCTTGATTGCACCGGCTTTGGTGATGACCGTTTTATATTTCACTGTCATTGTGCTCTCACTTATCCGGGATAAACCGTGATGATGTCGCCGTCATAGCTCAGGGCGCCGGTGTACAGATAGCCGGGAATGTCCTGAATAATATTGAGTCCGATAAGATGGCGGCTGGCTGGCTTTGCATCGGCAATAAGCCGCTCCATTTCGTAATACATTTCTTCGGTGATGCCGGTCTCTAACACACCGATATCGAGGCGAAATGTGCCGGGCGGGTCGTTTGTCTGCCACCACTCAGATACGTTTATCAGGTAGCCGAGCGGCTCCACCACGCGGCGCACTGCCCCAATCGTTCCTTTGTGTGCGTGGATATACCAGGCGCTGCGGATCACATCCCGTTTAGTGGCCTCCGGCCAGTTCTCATCCCAGCGGTCAACGGAAAACGCCCACGCCAGCCACGGCAGGAGGTTTGCCGGGCAGTCGTCCGGGCTCCAGAGTCGGCGCAGGGGGACGGGGGTATTCTCGATTTCAGCGCAGGCGCGCGCCGCCGCCACCTCAAGCGGCGAGGAGCCCACCGGTAACAGTCGGGTGTCATTCATCATTGCCCCCTATGGTGACGCTGTACTCGCTGCACCATGACGCCTGCGTGTCATCGAGAACGATGTCAGCCACCGGCGCGGCCAGCTCGACACGCTGCACGCCCTCGACGTGGAGCGCCGCATAGATGGCCGATTTACGGATGTCACGCCCGAGGCGGTGCTGCGCGGTGATATACGCCTGTAACTTTGCTTTTGCCGCACTGAGCACCGGCTCACTTTCGGGGCCGGGGTAAAGGTAAAGCGATGCGGTGATTTTGTAGTCGACGATTTTCGCTGACTGCACGGTCACGCGGTCGGCCACCGGCCTGACGTCCTCGTCGTTCAGCGCATCGCGCACGATGGCGAGCAGCTCGTCAGAGGCCACGCCGTTATTTTCACGCGACAGCACGGACACGGTCACACACGCAGGCTCAGGACTGATGACGGAAATATCCGCGACACGCCCGTCGGCGCTGCGGCCATGAAACTGATATGCACCGGTTGAGCCTGCGGCACTCAGTCCTTCAAAAGCCTGTTGAATCCGCAGACGGTAGTCGGTATTCGACTCCATTACGGCTGGCGTGGGCGGAAACGTCGTGTCGTCTGCCGGGGTGATGACGAGGCGCTCGACGTTATAATTTCCGCCTATCTGGTCAAGGTCGGCATCTTCTGCATACGCCAGCATGACCGCACGCGCGGCCTCGTTGACGCGCTGTCGCCAGATAACTTCCCGATAGGCATTTTCCTCCAGCAGCTTAACAATCGGCTCTGATTCGAGGGTCAGCGTGCGCGCGACTGCCTCCTGTTGTTCCTCCGGGTATAACGAGACGAGCGTCGCCTTGCGCTCTGCGAGGATGGTCTCATAGTCCAGCACTTCCACGACATCAGGCGCGGCGAGCTGGTTAAGGTCAACAATTGCCATAGCGTTTAACTCAGTGGAATGGTGAGGGAAAAGGGCTGGCCGTTAGCCGATCGCGTGCCGGTGATATCGACATACAGCCCGCCGTCGGTCTCCGACCGCTCAAAAGTGATGGTGGTCAGACTGACGCGCGGCTCCCACTTCTGGATCGCGGAATAGCACGCGGCCATAATCTGCAATCGCAGTGCAGGTGTCTGCGGCTGGTCAATCAGCGCCGACAGGAGCGAGCCGTATTCACGGCGCATGACGCGCGAGCCAACCGGCGTGACGAGAATGTCGCGCACGCTTTGCCTGATATGCTCAACCTCAGAGATACTGAGACCGGTCTGGCTGTTCATACCGAGATAACGCACCGTCATTTAGTACCCTCCGTCCAGCTTCCGCCCCGTTCAACGCCGCCGTGGTCGTGGTCATCTACCTGCACGCCGTTTGAGGTCAGTTTCCCGCCGGTGTGCTCGATGTTCCCGGTCATCTTCCCGCCCTTCTGCACTTCGAGCGTGCCGGTCGTCAGTTTGTTGGTACACACCACCTCGGGTGTATCGAGCGTGATACGGGTCGAGGCTTTCACCAGCACCACCGGCACGGTGGCTGTGATGGAATCCGACGCGGTAACGTCTGCGGTTTTGATACCTGACACGGTGAGCGAACTGTTTTCGGGTTCGTACTCAATTACCGCGCCATCAGGGAAGGTAACGTGAAGCGCATCGGGTGAGGCTGACGGCGCGGGATTGTCATCTGAGAAAATGCCCGGCAGCACAAAGGCCGTATCGAGCTCACCGCCGATGGCCAGCAATAACACCTGCTCGCCAACTGATGGAGCCCACCACACGCGAGAGCGACCGGCGCGACAGGTGAGCCAGTTAAGCCAGGTGGTTTGCATGCCGCCGGTCTGGACACGACACAGCCCCTCGTCGTGGTCGACGTCGGTCACGATGCCGGTACGGATGAGGTTGCGGATCGCGCGAGCGATTTCCTGTAGAGAATTTAAATTATTCATGGGGAAAGAATGCCGCCGGGAGAGGCCAGCGGCAATTAAATGACGTCCTGCCCTTTAAGGCACAACTTTATCGGCGGCGGAGTCTATCAACTGCGAGAAGTAGATTATAAAGATTTCTATAACCCCGACGTAACAATCGTATTTTGTCAGCTTCTGAAAATCGGGTGTCATCTAAAGAATCCTTGTATTCATCATCCCATTCGATGAACTTATGAATTACATACAAAGAATATTCGGAAAGAGGTTCCTTATCACCCGGACCGTTAATAATAAACTTCTCAGCTGACTCTGCGTAATATTCAGGAGGGAAATTCTTAATTATGCCCCCAAACTTTATGCGCCAAAATTGTCTTTCTTCAATAAATATCTCCTTGTGCGACGACATAATGATTTGATTACCTAGCCTTTCAGCAATCTTTAAGTTACGAGCCGCCGTTAACCAAGCCATACGTGTATCAGGAGGGAGAGCATCCGGAGTTTCCGGGGTGAGGATCTCATATGCCCGCTTAAAATATTCTTTCGCATCTTTAGTGTAATCCTCCGAGATATGTCGCCTGGCATTGTATGTTAATGTTGTAACAGCTATGGTTGACGCAATGATAGCTATATATGCCGAAAAATTATTATCCACTCCTGACTTTAGCGCCAATATTAAAAAACAAACTATAAAAACCGAAAACAACACCAATAAAAAATAAAAAAAGACATTCACAAAGGAATACGGCCTTAAATAATTAAAAAAACCTTTTGCAACGCCATTCAATTATTATTAAAACTCATAAAAAAAACCCTTAATAAAGAATCAACTAAGTATTATTGCTAAGATGCTTGATAACCAAATTCTGGATAATACTCGCATCACTTTCGTTGATTGCAAGCAGAATTCGCTTCGGATAGATAATCCCCTTAGATTTTGGCGTCGCTCTATCTTTTAACCCTAACTGATGGACACGTGCAATACGCTGCACTTTGCCGGTGAATTCCACCACCGCGCTGTTTTCGCGGTTAGTGGCTTTCATGTACCGGCTCGTGCGGAGTTTCTGGAACATCGCCCGTTTAATCCGCCCGGCCTTTGCCCTGAGCGGCTGACTCTTTCGGGCCTGATACGGTGAGCCATCTGGGTTTTTTTGTTGCTTAATCCGTTGCTGTTGCGCCGCCCTGAGCTGTTTCGCTATTTCCCCGGACAGCTTCCGCCGCGCTGACGGTGACAGGGCAGCAAGCAGCCCGGCGAGCTGGTTATCAAAGGGTTTAAAGTCACTCATCCCACTTGCTCACCAGTTCACCGTTGATATAGAGCTCTTTTGGACGCGTGACGGGTTCAGGCGGTGGCGGCTCCGGGGCATAGCTCACATGCAGCGCGCCGTTTTCCTCCCTGATGATGGTGCGCTCGGTGAGCTGGAGGCTGATACTGATATCAACCGTATCCCCGTCGTTTAAATCCATCTGGAAGCGGTAGCCCTTTTTATGCCCCTCATCGAGCGTGCAGATATCCGGCTGGTTTTCCCTGAGCCACGCGGCCACCGGCACGAAAATCAAATCAGGGTCGCCGACAAAATCGCACACGATCACATTCAGGGTGTAAATTTTCTCGTGGGACAGGGAGGCCGCGAGCCGTGCATCGATATTCCCCTCGTCGGCAAAAATGCGCATCATCTCGGGGTTGGTTTTAAGCTGCGGGACGGCGTCAGTTAGCGCTTTTCGCAGGCTGATTGCTTTCTTCATCGAGTTTATCCTGACAGGCTTTGACGGTTTCAATCTGTAACGCGCAGGCGGCGAGCGCGTGCTCAAGCCTGCGGATATCTGCACTCAGGTCGCCGTTAGTGGCCGGGTCGCTTCCCGGCATCGGGCAATAGCTCACTTTCGGGCAGGCGCTGTAAACAATGACCGGCGGAGGCGCAACCGGCGCGGGTGTGCAGCCTGCGCACAACATCAGGCAGCTCAGCGCTGTACCAGCGGCGTAACGTTTCATTTTCATTCATCAGTCTCGTAATGGTTTCTTCCCGGCGCACGGCCATCGCACCGGCAGCAATCAGCTCACCACGTAAACTGACCTGTGCGGTTTCATTTCGCCTGGCGATTCCCTGCGAAACGGAAAGCTGATTTTTCAGCATCCCGATCACGTTTTTCTGTTCGGTCGCGACCTTATTTGCCCGGTCAAAAGAGCGCCGAAGATTACCGTTCTCATGCCTTAACCAGAGCACAGCCGCCAGCGCCAGACCTGCGGCAATCAACATCACAATGAATCTGGACACAGCCCCGCCTCCTCAATGCGCTGACGGTATGAGGTGCGCACCCCCGTAAAGGTCAGGACGCAAATCAGGTAAAGCAGCGCGGTAAAGATCCAGCCAGCACCGAGCAGACAGCCTGTGGTTACGACAAAAAGAATAAGAGACCATGCGCGACGCGCCTTTGAGGGCTTGTCACAGAAAACAGCGCGGAAGATTTTCATAATCCCGGGTTTAACCGGAATACCTTTCCCTGCATTTCGTAGCCATTGGTCAAAAACAGCCACACCGGCGAGGCTCGCCGTAATACAGACAACACAGCCAAACAGCGCCCACGCTGCAACAAAATTAAGTGCAGCACTTTGCGGCGAAGCCAGCCCCCATAGCAGGAATACAGCCAGCAGGACATCTAACATCAGAGAACGTAAGTATTTTTTCATTGAGAAACTCCTTTCAGACAATAAGCACGCTCACGCGCGCGGCGATTTTCCAGCCCTTTATTGATTGAGCCATTCACATAAACCCAGCGGGTGAGCTGGTCGCACGCCTGCCACCATTGGTGTCGCTTGATATACGAGACCAGCGTCGACCGGCAGGCCGCGCCGGTTCCCACGTTGAATGAGAAGCTCACCAGCGCGTCGTAAATGTGCTGCGGCATTTCTACCGGCACGCAGACTGCGAGACGCCTCTCGACGTTCATCACATCCGCGACGAGGTTCGCCGCCGCCTGACGTTCTGTGATTTCCCCTTTCGGGACGACACCGGCAGTGTGGCCGATGCCTGACGTCCACACTCCCGCGCTGCACTGGTAAGGCGTCAGGCGGCAACCTTCGAGATCGGCAATCAGCGCCAGCCCCTCGGGCGAGGTGTTAAGCAGACGAAAGTCAGGCATCAGCGCCGCCAGCGCCAGCACTGCGGCCACACTGCAACGTTTAACGATTGATTTCACGAATAGCCCCCTTGTCGAGTCCGAGTGACGTCAGATAGAGGTACGTTTTGCGCTTAAACCAGTAATTCGTCAGCGCGGTAAAAATGGCGCATCCGCCGCCCACGTAAAGCGCCATCTTTTCGGGCGACATTGCGCCGAGGTACGCCAGCGCGACGGCCAGCCAGTAGGCGATAAACGTGGTGATTTTCTCCATACTCAGTCCCATAGATTCACCGTTTCGGTTCTGGCCGCGCTGTCGGTCTCGGGCAGTTCAATTGCCGTGCCGTGCGGCAGGATGACGCCGAGCTCAGACAGGCCGGGGTTCGCTTCTAAGACGGTTTCGACCACGCCCTCGGTGCGCCCGTAGTACCGCACACAAATCGCGTCGAGGGTGTCGCCCTGTAGCGCATACGCTTTCATCAGATTTGCCCCACAATGCAGCGCGCTTTGTCCTGTATGCGCGCCACAGACCAGCGCATATCCCGCCACATTTCATCGATCGTGCTGTCGATGCTGTCGGCCTTTTTGTCACCTCTGGCGGTCGCATCCACACCGCGAAAACGCTCGTAAAGCGTGGCGGTCGTCATGGCACACACGGCGTTGAAGTAGTGGAAAACGCGCACGCTTTCGCCGTCGAGCCTGTCGGTCGGGACATCCGCCAGCGTGGCGTAACCGGCATCGAGCTGGCGCTCGCGCCATTCGCCAAGCTCCGCGTTCGTCTCCGCGATGGCGGTCTTAATTGCCCGGCGCAGGCGCACAGGGGAAACGGTCTGCTCTAAACGCATTTCCTCACGCACGCGCTTCGGATCAACATCAGGAAAAAACGGGGTATTTTTGATTACCGGCTCGCTCACGCCCGGCGGCGGTATCACCACGCCCGGCACATCCTGCGGCTCTTTGTTTTGCTCAATAATCAGCGTCGTCATGACAACCTCGGGTAATAGGTGGGCGGTGGACGCCGGTCGCAGTCAGGGCAATTGATACCCGCTTTGACCGGCGTGCCGCCCGGCTCGGGGAGCGCTCGGTTAACCTGCGGCTTTTGCCGCCTTTGGTGGACGCCCGCGCCGTGCCGCCGGTTTAGCGGCAGGTTTGCGCGTGCGCGGTTTAGTCGTTTTGGTTTTCGGTGCCGGTTCGGGTTTTGGCCTGAGCTGGCGCTCTAACTGCTCGATATCCTTTTTCACACCGATTGTGCGTTCTAACTGGATCGCACGTTGCAGGTGCGCCAGCGCCTCGGGCAGTTGACTCGCATCACGCAGGACATAGCCGGTGATTTTGTGCAGCTTTGCGCGCACGATATCGGGCATGTCAGCGCGTTCAGTCAGTGCAATGGTGTCGAGCAGGTTCGTCAGTTCGACCGGCTGTTTTGCAGCGAGCAGGCGCTGCGCGGCCAGTGCCACCTCTTCGGCCAGCAGGTAAGGCGTCGGACGTCGACCGGTCGGCATGGTCAGGCCATAGGTCATGGCGTAACGGGCAATCTCCAGCGCCCCGGCGATATCGTCAGCATCGAGACGCCACAGCATGACCGTCATGACGATGTCATCCTGCGCCCCTTTACCACTTTCGAGGACGCCAGCCACCCACGGCAGATAGAACGGCAGCAGCTCGCGCTTTTTATCTGCCTTGCGCTCATTGGATCGGATTTGTTTTAGCGTGCGGTTGTCTGCGGCCAGCTTAACGAGCATCTGCTCATAGGCAGTTGCATTGCGCAGCGGGACAGCAGCCCGCCGCGCTGTTTCAGAGGCCGAGACCCGCATCATGTGACGCGCTGCGGGACTCGTCATGGCTTACTCTCCGCTTTCCGGTGCAGCAGGTGCGGTGAAGTCGCCGAGCTTGATATTTTCAATCAGGCAACCGGCAGCGTATGCCTCGACCACGTAGTCGGTATTCATTGACTCGTAGTTTTCGATGCGGTCTTTCTTCGGGTTTTCGATGATGCTGCGGCGATGCGCGTCATCCATGAAGTAGATAGACAGGTTATCGAGACGCGTCACCATCAGGGCATTCGCCGGGAAGTAAGGCACGCGCACGGCTGGCAGGTTGCCGATTCGCTTCTGGCTGATGATGATGTCAGCGGCCAGCGACTCGCTGTTTTCCTGGTCTTTATTGACGATAGGGAAGTATTTATCCGCCATCAGCTTGCGACCGGTGATGACAACCAGCTCCGGGTCATCCTGATAAATCTCATCAATCAGGTTGCCGGTGGCATCCATGACCAGTGCGTCGAGGTTCGCATAGTCGCCGTTTTTACCCACGCGGATCACATCGGAAATGACCGCGCCGTCCTCGTCGGTGATTTTTGACATCACGCGCGCTGGCGCTTCATTGCGGTACTTCTGCAACCAGCCCACGGCCACATCCTGAAGCATCGGATTTTTTTTGCGGTCGGATTTTGCGGCACGCTCAATGCCGTTGAAACCGGCCATGATGAAATCAAGCGCCTGACGCTTGATAATGGCGTTACGGATACGGGTCTGGAAGTCCTGGAATCGCGCCCACAGGTCGAGCTGCTTATAGCGGATATGGAAGTCAAAGTTAATCTGCGCGCACTCGTATTTGTTGGACTCCAGCGCAGTAAAATCAGCGGTTTCACGCTCGCCATCGCCGTCAGTATCGGCGGTGCTCGCGATTGTGCCGTTAACGCCCACACCGACCTTTTCGCCTTTCAGCTCGTCGACCGGCACGATGTTGATTTTCGTCAGGAATGAGGACGATTCCTGCACGGTGTCCATCATGGTTTGCGTGACCGACGGCTCGACGGTGAATTTCTTCGCCACGTCATCGGTGGAAATGTCGTTCAGCTCCGCGACGCGGGTCAGGTAGGCATTGAATTTAAAGCGGGTTTGTTTACGCATGGTTTTTCCTGTTCGGGTAATAGGTATCAGGCCGGGCGTCGCGCCCGGCGGATTATCAGCAGTTGGTCAGCAGCTCGTCGCCCGTACCACCTTTTGAAAGCTCGCGGCGTGGCTGGCGCTGGCTTTCGGTGTTATCGAGGGAGTTTTTCAGGTCGTTAAACGCCTGCGCGCTTTCTTCGGCCTTGCTGGTCACATCCTGCTTGAGCTGCGCCAGTTCGGTCTCAAGCTCGGTGACGCGCTGGTCGGTGGCGGTGAGGTTGGTTTGCACCAGCTCGGTAACGGTCGTCACAGCCTCATGCACATCTGCAAGACGAGCGTCGTCGCTGGCCTGTTTACGGCTGAAAATGGCTTTTACCTTGTCGGTCAGGCTGTTGAGCATGGTGTCGGGAACGTCTTCAAATTCCAGCTCAGCCAGTGAGGCCACAGAGAAGAGATCGCCCGGCTGGTCTTTTTTACCGGCGAGCGGGTTCTGCGTGGCGCGGCTACAGAATTCGAGGTATTCGGTGCCGAGGCTTGCCGGGTCATCGGTGACGGCGAGGCCAACCAGATAGCACTTGCCACTGTTGGCAAAATTCGGGCGGATCTCCATTGAGGTGTAAACCTTTTGTCCGGCCTTAACCATGCTGACCAGCTCGTCAAGGGGCTGGATTTTGCCAAACAACGCCTTTTTGCCGTCGAGCGCAGAGCCATCGCTGATAACCTCCGCTTTTAGCTCAACTACATCGCCGTATCGCTTAAACAGACTGTCAGGCAGCAGCCCCCGGATATGTTCGAGGTTAATGCGGCAGCCGTAGACGCGCGGGTCGAACGTGTCGGCCATTTCCTGAATGTCATCAGCGCTGATGACGCGGCCATCGCAGGTGTCACCCTCGACGCCGATGCGAAACCATTTAGAAACTTTCTTTGCCATTGTTCAGGTGTCCTGATGTTGGGTTTTCGGGTCGGGGTTAGTTTCCCCACTCAGACCCTCATCAGCCACCTGTTGCGGAAGTGCAACCCCTGACACAACAGGGGTTTAGCGATTAAGCACGGTCATTTCCTTAGCCTTGCCTCGTAACATCAAAACGAGGTAAGCATGACCATTTCAACTGACCTTTCATTACTTAATGACCCACGACGACAGGCGCGGCTGTTGTACTGGCAGGGGTTCGCCGTGCCGCAAATCTGCGACATGCTGCAACTCAAGCGCCCCACGGTGCAGAGCTGGAAACAGCGTGATGGATGGGAGGAAACCGCGCCGATTAACCGCGTTGAGTCGACGTTAGAGGCGCGCCTCATCCAGCTTTACGCCAAGCCCGACCTGACGCCGCACGACTTTAAGGTCGCCGATTTTCTGTCGCGCCAGATGGAGCGCCTCGCGCGCGTGAACCGCTACGGCCAGACCGGAAACGAGGTGGATTTAAACCCCAACATTGCCAGCCGCAACAAAGGGGATCGCAAAAAGCCGAAACGCAATTTCTTCAGTGAAGAAGCGATTGAAAAGCTGGAAGAGATTTTCTTTGACCAGTCGTTTGAGTATCAGCTCAGGTGGCATAAAGCCGGGTTAGAGCACCGCATCCGCCACATCCTCAAATCGCGCCAGATTGGCGCAACGTTCTACTTTGCGCGTGAGGCGCTCCTGCGCGCCCTTAAGACCGGGCAAAACCAGATATTTTTATCAGCCAGTAAAACGCAGGCTTACGTTTTCCGTAAGTACATCATCGCCTTTGCGCGTCTGGTCGACGTCGACCTGTCAGGCGACCCGATTGTCATCGGCAACAACGGCGCAGAGCTGATATTCCTCGGGACCAACTCCAACACCGCGCAGAGTCACAACGGCGATCTGTACGTCGATGAAATTTTCTGGATACCCAATTTCCAGAAGCTGCGAAAAGTGGCCTCCGGTATGGCGTCGCAGTCGCACCTGCGCACAACCTATTTTTCGACGCCATCCACGCTGGCGCACGGCGCATACCCGTTCTGGTCAGGGGAGCTGTTTAACCGTGGCCGCAGTAACCGCGACGAACGTGTCGACATCGATATCAGTCATCAGGCGCTTGCCGGTGGCATGTTATGCGGGGACGGCCAGTGGCGGCAGATTGTCACCATTGAGGACGCGCTCGCCGGGGGCTGTACCCTGTTTAACCTCGACCAGCTCAGACAGGAAAACAGCGCGGATGACTTCCGTAACCTGTTTATGTGCGAGTTCGTTGACGATAAAGCGTCGGTATTCCCGTTCGAAGAGCTCCAGCGTTGCATGGTCGATACGATGGAAGAATGGGAGGACTTCGAGCCATTCGCTGACCGTCCGTTTAACTGGCGTCCGGTCTGGATTGGCTACGACCCGTCACACACCGGCGACAGCGCAGGCTGTGCGGTGCTGGCTCCGCCACTGGTTGCCGGTGGCAAGTTCCGCATCCTTGAGCGTCATCAGTGGAAAGGCATGGATTTTGCCGCGCAGGCCGAGGCCATCCGTGCGCTGACCGAGAAATACACCGTCGACTATATCGGCATCGATGCGACCGGCATCGGCCAGGGTGTTTACCAGCTCGTGCGTTCATTCTTCCCGGCAGCGCGCGCTATCCGCTACACACCGGAAATGAAAACCGCAATGGTGCTGAAAGCGAAAGACACCATCCGACGCGGGTGTCTGGAGTATGACGCCGGTGCGACCGACATCACGCAGTCATTCATGGCTATCCGCAAAACCATGACCAACAGCGGTCGCAGTGCCACCTATGAAGCCAGCCGCAGTGAGGAAGCCAGCCACGCGGATATCGCATGGGCGACCATGCACGCCCTGTTAAACGAGCCACTTTCCGCCGGTAGCGGTATGCATTCAACCTCGATTCTGGATATCAACTAAGATGAAAAAACGCCAAAAGAAACAGCCAAAACAGACCAACATGACCGCCAGCGCACCGCAGAAAATGGAGGCGTTCACCTTTGGCGAGCCGTCACCCGTTCTGGATCGCCGCGATATCCTCGACTATGTCGAGTGCATCAATAACGGCAAATGGTACGAGCCGCCGGTCAACTTCTCCGGGCTGGCGAAAAGCCTGCGCGCCGCCGTGCATCACAGCTCCCCGATTTACGTGAAGCGTAACATCCTGACGAGCACCTACATCCCGCATCCGTTGCTTTCACGGCAGGATTTCAGCCGCCTTGTGCTCGATTATCTGGTTTTTGCTAACGGCTATCTTGAGAAGCGCATGAGCGTGACCGGCCAGCTCATGAAGCTTGAAACCTCTCCGGCCAAATACACCCGCCGGGGTGTCGAGGATGGGGTTTACTGGTACGTGTCGGACTTCACGCACCCGCACCAGTTCGCCCCCGGCTCAGTCTGTCATCTGCTTGAGCCCGACATCAATCAGGAGCTCTACGGGATGCCGGAATACCTTAGCGCGCTTAATTCAGCCTGGCTGAATGAATCCGCCACGCTGTTTCGTCGCAAGTATTACCAGAACGGCGCGCACGCGGGTTACATCATGTACGTCACCGACGCGGCGCAGAGCAGCACAGACGTCGAGGCGCTGCGCTCCGCGATGCGAGACTCGAAAGGGCTCGGGAATTTCAAAAACCTGTTTTTCTATGCCCCGAACGGGAAACCGGACGGCATCAAGATAGTGCCGCTGAGTGAAGTCGCCACAAAGGACGATTTTTTCAACATCAAAAAGGTGAGCGCCGCCGACCTGCTCGATGCGCACCGCGTACCGTTCCAGCTTATGGGCGGCAAGCCCGAGAATATCGGCTCAATGGGGGATATCGAGAAGGTGGCGCGGGTGTTTGTGCGTAATGAACTGACGCCGTTGCAGGAGCGTTTCAGGGAAATCAATGAATGGCTCGGTTTAGAGGTGATCCGCTTTAAGGATTACAACATCGAAACTGAGTAACCCCCCTCCAGAATGCCGCCTCCGGGCGGCATCCCCTCAGAGCGAGCCAGACGCCGCACACGCGGCGCAACCACGCCAGCACCTCATTAGCTGACCGCACTCAACAGCGCGCCACCACGACGCGCACAGACGCGTAAAATAAATCCTGTCACCACGTCTGGCGCGCAGTGCTATCCCCGCCTCGCCTCCGCGCTTAACGGGGTGCTTTTAATGCAGGTGCATCATCAGCCCCGAGCCGCGCCAGCGCTGGCGCTGGCTGGCAAACGCAGGAATAAAAAACGAATGCAAATTCATGCACCTGATGCATGCGCTGCTTAAAAACGGGAAAATCGCGGATAAATGGCATTAAAAAACCAGCATTTTCCGTGCCGGTTAGCGTGGTTATTTATGGTGTTTACTGGCCGCGCAATGCGCCAATGATACTGTTTAGGCAACAACTGACGACAACCAACAAAAAAACCGTCGTCCAAGGATTTTCATAAATGAGAGATAACATATTGATATAGATCCATATATTGTTACATTATAGTATGATTCAATAGGTCTTTAACAATCTGACCGAGTTTTAGCTTACCAATGTTCGCGTTGGTTATTTAACAAATTGCGTAGTGTAGGCCATGGCACAACAAGCGCAAAACAGATTTACAGACTTATATTTTAGTATGCAAACCTCCTAAAAAATTTATGAGTCATGAAAAAACCTACTCATTTATATGCTATAGCCGCATGAAATAGTTAGACTTTAAACTTATCAAATCATCTCTGTATTGCATGTGATTTTTAAGTTATTTACATTAACTAAACACACACTCACTTAGGAAAAAAAATGTCAAAAGAAAACACACCATCGGAACCAAATATAAATATCAAGGCAGATTTCACCGAAATATTAAACTCCTCACCTAAGGGAGCTAAATACATTTTCAATATCCTTTTCGGTAAAAGACACGCTGAGGCAGAGCGAAGAATAAGATTGTCTAATGCTCAGGATTATGCCGACATGAAAAAAATTATATCTGGGGAAGCCGTATATGAAAATGAAAGCAACCAGGTCACTGTCCCTAGTCATGATATCAAATCATTAATTGTCAGCACCTTGCAAGATGAAGAAGTCACAAACCTTTTAGGCTGCATAAAAAACACACCTCATTATATTAATGATGTTTCTGATGAAGGAAGTGAGCCATCACAAGATTTTATAAACAGATGGCGAAATGATGCCAAGCTAATAAATGACGAATCTATTCAGTATGTCTGGGGTCGAATTCTGGCGGAGGAAATAAACACCCCTAAAACTGTTAGTATAAGGACCCTTGATGTAATAAAGAATTTATCAAAAGAAGAAGCCGAGATTTTCTCAGAGTCTCTGGATTTTATATTTTACAATTCGTACCTGATTGAGAATGGCGATGATAACAATTCATTTATCCCTGCCGATAAAGTGCGTAAGTTGAATGATGCTGGCCTAATGACATCATTTACCCCTGGCATGTATCACCAAAGTACGTGGCCCACGCAACGGTTTGTCCTTAATGGGGATGCCATACCTAAAGTATTTTACCTCAGCAGCTCTGATAAATACTTCTTTATTGACGCAGATAAAGTGAAAGAAGAACCAAAAGTTAAGGTATGGGAGTTAACAAACGCTGGCAAGGAATTATATGAAATCCTCAAGAAAGGTCATATAACAAAAGAAGAGTCAGTAAAGCAAATTATTGATTGGATCTTAAAAGATACAAATGCGCCTGAGTTTTACTACGGGAATATTATTGAAACCACAGGCAATAAAAAGTCGGTCGAAGATTTAAAAACAGTAACCAGAAACAAATAGGCAACAATAAAACATTGAATTCATCTCCAGTAAATTGTTATACAGGCGGTAACCAGAGCTTTCCGCCTGCTTTCAAAAATTAAAAAAATCTTCTCTGGCACTATAGGTTCCTACAAGAGCAACACAACGCTGCATTAACTACTATTTTCCAGCATCTGACTTGCAATAGAGCAATTTTATATCAACTCCTTTTCAGCAAGCGGCTTTCAATGCGATTCTACGATATCGACGAGCTTCGCAACTATGCCAACACAATACTCATTAAGCATCTAAAAGATTTCTATTATTCCTGTCTTCTTGTCTACGGGGGAAATGACATCCAGTGATTCATCCCCTTTTGGATCGCCTAATCAAATGTGCACTAGTAATTACCCGTCTGAATTAAATAAACTAACATAAACTCCACTCCTTTTTGTGTGTATGACCCGGCCACTCATCATCAGCCGAATATCTGAATTTTTTATCGCCATAAATCACCGTTGCTCCACGCGCCAGCGCATCGAGCTCCCACCGTTCCGGGGTAATGCCCTCCTGAGCCAAATCGAAACGAATTTTCGCGACGCGATCCCTTTCGGGTTTTGTCATCCTGGCTGATGGCGCTTGCTCGCTCGTTTTGAGCGGCGCGTTGCTTCTTTGCTGGCGATTTTTGCGCGGTGTGCCAGCTTTCAACGCACCGTTAAGCACCTTCACGACGTCTGGCTCATTCCAGCCGATAACCCCGCGCTCAATCAGATTTAACACCGCTGCGGCTTGCTCAGACGGTGTGGGGTTCATAACTGGATCGCCACCACCGGTGAGCTTTCCACAGTTATTGACAGGACTCCGAGGCGCGGCGAAGCCGCTTTTTAAGGTCAAAGGCTCAACGGCCAAAACCTTTGGAACGATGCGCCATTCGGCTGTACGGGTTACACGGACACGGTCAGCCCCAAGGTGAGGGGCATAAATACCGACCACCCTCTCGATATCTTCCTCGTATTCGTTGACCTCATCCGTCACCTTACGGGCGACCCTGACGGCCTGAGCATCACGCTTAATGTTTGCTCCTCCCTGCGCGATGATATACAGGTCAAATTCACCTTCATCAGCAGCAGCCCGGACAGCCTCGACACGGTCGTCAAACTCACTGGCGATACTCACGCCACGCGGCAGCTTGCGCAGTTCGCGGTAAGCGCCCATCGTCGGGAGGCCAATTGGTTTAAACTGCGGGATGCGCCATGTGGACGCCCATGCGGTGACGGCGGCGGCTGTATCTT